CCGTAGAAGTCGTTGACGTAATCAGCCAGGACGTCGGGATCGGTCAGCATCAGGTTCATTGCTGCACGCTCTTCACCAGCAGCCTCAAGCATCAGAGACTGGGACTGGCCACGCTGCACTTGTTCGATCAGTGCATCCTCGACAGCACAGGCGTACTGATTGAGGAGAGCAGGGGCTTCAGCACCGAAGTGCTCAAGAACCTCAAGACTTTGATCGCTGATTTGGCTTAGATACGCGTCGCTTACCGCCTCTTGAGTTTGCCCCTGCATTGGAGCTTGCTCCGTATAGCTGGGGGTTGAAACTTGGGGACTGTAAGTCTGCTGCGCCATAGGCACCGACATTTGCTGGGGAGTTGAAGCCCAGCTGGCTTGTTGAGGCACCTGAGGTGTTGGAGTCAGGTAAGCCGAGGATGGAACCTGGGTTTGGGAGGGGCTGGCGGTATTCAAGCTGGCGCTGAGCGCCTGGAACGCCTCCTGCCATGGATTGCCCTGAGGTGCCGAAGCCTGCTGGGCCGCTGCCGGTTGGTAAACCGGGGCCTGCGGAGCCTGCGGTGCCTGGACCTGATAAGCCTGCGATGTTGGGGATTGGCTCATCGCGGGTTGGGAGACCGCTGCGGGCGCGGCGCTCATCGGCATCGCTGAGCTTGTCGGGGACTGGGCCTGCGTCGGTTGGCTTGTAGCTTCCACTGTAACTTAACTCCTTACGTAAAAATTCGAGTGATCTATATAAGAATCCTGTGATATCAAGATTCGGGTCAGACGCCAATGGCATTTCTGGTGTCTGTGGATGTGGCAGTTGATATAGGCTGCCAAGTAATCCGATGAATTGATTTAAAGACTGTTGGGTTTGTTGAACCATTCTGAACGGATAACCTGAAAGCATTGCTGCTCTCTCTTCGTCCGTCTTGTTTGGGAAGAGGTATTTAAGGGCTTCGATTGAATCGACGCCTAGTTCTTGGAGGTTACGGACAACAATACTGTTATTAAGAATGTCGTCTGTGCCTTCTTCGAACACATCTCCCATCCAACGCCAGCTAACTTTAGTGCTACCGTCAGGAATGAGACCAACTACACCTTCAGGCATTTCGCCTGTTTCAAGTGTAGCACGGATCTCTTCTTCTCTCTTCTTGATAAACCTAGAAATAGCCTTGTTATATTTTTCCATTGCAGCCTCGTAGGCTTTAAAGTCCTCACCGAATTCTTCAGGCAGGGGGATCTCTGGTTTCTTCAATCCGATTGCTGCTGCAAACGACTCACGGAACATGTTTTCTTCGTGAGCAATCATCAAAGCAAACAGCTTACAGAGTCCATACTGGAACAATGCTTTTGCTTTCTTCTCTGCAGTAGCTGCAACACGACCGTAGAGAGTCTTGATCTCGTAAGCAGTGCTGGCCAGGTTGATGTCAAGGTCATCGACACCTCCCAGTGCCAGCCTGATCTCTGAGCGATAGTTCTTGACGTACAGGTTTTGGTCACCAGACACACTGTCAGGCGTCATATATTGCACACGGTCTGTTGGCTCCAGGTTTGCAATGACCCGAGGCACCTTGATTTGACCATCAATACTGCGTGATCCAAACGGTTGGCTCACACGAGTGCTGTGCATACCACCGCCATTCATCGGTGCGAATCCAGCCTGTGAACTGATGGTTGGTTTGAAGCTATTCTCATCACCACTCTCGATGAGGTCGTGACGTGGACGGCTACTCACCAATGTGGGGTTACCGAAGAACTTGAGGTTCTTACGGATGTTCCGGGTCAGTTCATCGTGATACAGGATCTGATGTGCTAACCAGTCGAACTCACCATTACCGGTTGCTTCACCAGTGCAGTCCATATGGTTGAAGACTTCAACTGCTGGAATAAATCCAAGTGAGTTTGTCAGAGTCTCAGTAGCACCAGGCATCTGGAATGGTAGAGCGCCATTCTCATTATCGAATTCAATCTTTTCGTCAGATACCGTTTGCTCAATACGGTCCTTATAAACTTTGAGGCGAATATACTTTTTCTTACCACCACGCTTGCCAGTGTTTGCATACTGCTGCAAGGTATCGCTTTGCTTGACTTCAAAGCTGTAGACCAGAACGATGCTTTCTAGCTCGTTGTTCTGATCTCGGTATGCGCGGTAGTTGTCTTTGGTGAAGAACAGTAGCTGATAGGTATCACCTGATGGCCTGAAGTAAAAGAGACCCTGACCGTCACACAAGAAGTAATCGACAATGCTATCGAACTTCATTTCGAGCATATTATGCTCAACAACGTTCGCTAGAAACTCTTTACGCTTACCAAAAGAATCTTGTTCTGCATAAAATTCAATACCACGACGCAGCATAAACATCCGCATCTGAGCTAGATGGGATGAAACAATCATACTGTCTACAGACAGATCACCCCTGCGTTCTTTTGCAGCGGTAAGAATCTGCTGAAACTCTGTCTGTATGGTACTCATTCTTTATCCTATTGCTTAATTTAAGTCTAGTAAATCAGATCTCAAGTTCGTCGAGATCAGACTTACTGCGGTTATACATACCCTCAAAGTCAGGTTTCTCTACTGCTTCCATAGGATCAGGCAGCTTGAAGTCAGGCAGTGCTTCACGGCTCCAGCGTGCAACATCACCAAAGGTCCTAAGTCCTTCAAGCTTGGACTTGGCTTCGTGATACAGAGGACGCTGACGAATGCTGGCATCCAGTTTCTCGATATTGATTGGGTTAGTCTTAGCAGCATTACGGATATACTTCATTGCAATATTCGTACCATCACCTGCATCTCCGCCTTGGAGATCCTTATTCATCTGTGCATACTTCAGCACAAAATCACTAGGATCATTTCCTTGTGCGATGTCGTTATCTTCTAAATATTTCTCACGTTCAACTTGCTTACCAAACGAACCAGGTCCTTGAATAGAGCTTGGTTTATCTGTATCCTGTGAGGTATTAAGCATCGAGTAGTCATAGCTTCCGCTAGCGCCAGTCGATCCGCCTACTTGATTAGAGCCAGGCACAGGTTGAATACTGAAATCACCATCACCGCCACCTACGCTGGATCCAGGTGTACCAGTGGGTTGTGCACTACGATTTAACTCACGTTGAAATCCGTCACTACCGGCCATTCTTAAAAAGCGACTTCCACTAACGTCACGCATCGCTATATCTACAAAGTGAAACTCTCTTTATTGTAGTCTAATTGCAGACTACCCCTTCTTAATAAGCCCCCCATTGTAAGCACCATAGAGTCCACAGCGTCGTCGTGCTGTGTATGTCCAAAGTTCAATAGCTCTTCTTCTAGAACATTCCAGACTCTCCACTTATTCCATATCACTTTCTTATGCTCATATAATCCCATCACACCTCTGAGCCTCGCTAGTTTGTCACCTTTGAATCCTTTTACTGGTGAACACGTCAGGTTATATAAAGCACGCTGTTCAAACATCACACGCTTGAAGTCTCCTTCAAAGCTGGTTTGATATGCAACAGCTTCAGGCCATATCACACAGGGAGACATCGTAGGGAAGTACTGCCCCTCATCGTTCTCTTGGAGGATGTTCCAATCTGCCAGCATCTCGCAGAGTGTATCCATCTTCTCAAGGTTGCCCATTGTTCGAGCACGCCTCTGATCAATCAGATAGATCTTCCCGTCTTTGATGCCACCAAGAGTCATCACTGTCCAGTCGTTCTTCTCGCTAACTCCTGCACTGAGGTCAATACCTACACCAAGGCAGTCATACTCTTCAGGTACAACACCTTTACAGATCAGTTCAGGTGAGATGCCTGCATCTTCACTACGGACTGCTGTGTTTAAATACTGGTAAGCAAATGCAACACGATCTTCGTGCTTACGTTCGTTTAGATATTTCATTGACCAGAACTCTGGCCAATACGATCTTTGCCTACCGTCTTCGTCTGTTATGACAGCTTTCTGGATAATCTGTTTCCAGTTGTTTTTCGGAACGAAAAGCGTGGCGTGGATATCGTCAAAGTGGAAACGGGTCCCCAGACAAATTGCTCTTGCTCCCTGGAACATCGTTGGAGCGATAACGTTTGACCAGGTTTGTTCCATCTCACGACGAATGTCTGGATTGTTGATGGACGCAGCGGATTTAATAGGGTCATCGATAAGCACCAACTGAGACCGCTTCGAGGTGATAGCTCCTTTGAGACCACCACACGCAATGGTAAACGCCTCTTCACCTGCTGTATCAATTCCCGCAAAGTCATAGTCAATGCTCCAATACTCGTCTGACCTCTTGATCTTTGATAGCCTCACCATCGGGAAGACTTCCCGGTATTTGTTGCTGGTCAAAATGCCTTTGATAGTCGCTGACTTTGCACGACTGATATCGACCATGTAAGCGATATACAGAATACGCAGCATCTTCTTTGCAGCTGCATGTCGCCCAATCATCCACGCCGCAAATAAACCAAGGACAGTACTTTTCGCAGACCCACGTGGTGCCAGGATCGCTGTATTGGGTCCGCCGATTCCCATCAGACATTCACTATCCTCCCCTGTACAAAGTTCGTTATGCCACTCCAGCATGTGCTTAGCTGGGGCTTTCCCCATAAACACACAGAAGTCTTTGAAGTTATCCCGTGCACGCAATACTTCTTCTGAAGGCGGTTTAGTAGTTACCTTCGTTGCGGTCATTAATGCTGACCGTCTATAAGCTAATGATGCACTAGGTATTGCCATATAGTTAGACCGTTTGTAACAGTCTAACGGCGCTCCGCTTGTTTTTGAGCCTGACGATTACGTGCTCTTGCTTTTGCTCTACTTCTCGACTCCTGTTGTCTAGAAATGTCATAGACATATCTCATTTCATTCATCAGCTGCATAGCTTCTAACTGCTTATGGTTGGTGAATGATAGATCTTGAAGATCACCGCTAGGCATCTGCGGTAAACGTTTAGCTAACGTTCCTTCTAATCGTAAGGTGCCTACTGTGGCATCCTTCATCTCAGGAAGCTCAGCTGGTATCTGTGCAAAATAACTAGGAGGCTCCTGAGGAATCTCCATAGGTTCTGTGACTGGTGCGCCGTACATTATGCGTTACTCAACTCGCTATAGATCTTTGCCCACACTGCATTGATTGCATTCTCGATGGGTTCAGCAAACTGTGGATCATCTTTAAAGATGGCAGTCATCTCACGCATCACACGATCTGCACCAGCAAGAATCAAGCCACGCTTGTCAGTTGTGCGGTTCATTTTGTCAGACGTTTCAATGTGACTACGCAGCTCTTTTTCCAACGCTGCAAGACGTTGACAGCCGTTGTCTGCTTTGACTTCGCCTGAGGTAATTGCCATTCGAAGCTCTTGAATATCGGCGTGGAGAGCAGCAGTTTCGCTATTAAGGATTTCACGTCGGTTAAGCTTCTTATACTTCATCTTCACCCAACGACTGAGATCGTTGAATGTACCTGGATATTGAAGGATACCCGAATATACCCAAATCTCAATAATGGATGGAGTGGCTTCAGCAAAATCTCGAAAGTCCTCAGCATCTGCAGCAGGCAACGTATCTAGCCACTGGTCTACATAGGTCAAGTAGACCTTTGTGTTTGGTGCTGTTTTAGTTGCCATTAGAAACTCCTTGCCATAGTCCGACTACGTGCAGACTGGCGGTTCTCTTTACCAGCTTCAAGGCGATCTGCCTCTTTCATGGTTTCACGCTGCTGCTCACCTTGAGTTACAAACCCTTTGCGGTCTTCTGCACCTTGAGTTGTGATCTTGTTTGTATCTGTTGCTCTAGTCTCTTTACCTTGTGCACCAATCTGCTTGAGAGCTTCTTTACCTGTCTCTTGAATACCTAATCGTTGCTGTTCGCCTTGAACAACTGAGGTTAGACGATCCTGAGCACCCTCGGCACCAATACTCTTTCTTGCCTGTTCACCTTGTGCGGCAAGCGTTCCTAAATCACGGTTGTATTGGTTATTGGCAAACTTGTTTTGGTACTCATACTGAGCACCCATTGACTGCATACCGTAATTAAATTCTTGCTTCATGTTCGAAGCAGTGTTACGTGCCTCTAGGTCAGCAGCGAGAGTCATATTTGACTGAGCAATCTGTGACTGCTGCTGTGCCATATCCTTAGCCATCTGGGCATCAAAGCCTGACTGGATCATATTCGCCATAAAGCTATTCTTGATGGCGCGTCCCTCACTGTCGTCTTTCTTTGGCTGATATCCATAGAACTTGTTCATCACTCCTTGGAAGTTGAACATTCCCTTATCGATACTCATTTCTGTTAGTCTGGAACCTTATACACGTCTATTCTACCTATTTAGTTCTCTTACAATAGTAAGAGGCTTTGCAGTACATAAATGAAGTTCAATTCTATTGGCGCTAGTAATGCTGGTAACTATGCAGGGGCTGGTAAGGCCGTAGCAGATAGTGCAGCAAGAGTATTTGATGTCCAGCGTAAAACTGGACCTGATTACGCAAAGATCTCTCAGACAGCTATGGTCACCCAGGCTGAAGAAAAGATCACAGCAATGAAAACTGCTGCAGAAGTAACTAAACAAGGTATTAAGAATTTACGTGATAAGACAATTCTTCAACACGGTATTGCAGTAAAAAATGACAAGATTCAAAGGTATAAAAATCAAAGAAAAGCTGGAGTCATTGCAGGGCTCGGTAGAATCGGTGGTGCTGCATTCTTGGCTTCCAGGGATAACACAAAAGGTAGGGAATATCCGACAGCAGATTTCAAAGGTTTCTTTGAAAAATGGAGAGAGCAGCGTGATGGTATTAAATCACGTCAAGACTCCGAGCGTGCTGCTCTTGGTGAGTTCACTCCTGAGCCTGTCGAGTTCGACACCCCTTCTTTCGGAGGTAATTCTGGGAAAGTGACGACGGGAGATAGTTCTAATACTGTCTCCCAACCTGGTACAGCACAGACAGGTCAGACTGGCTGGAGTCGTCTCGCTAAAGTGATTAAAACCGGTGAAGGTACTGTGGGTGATGCAGGCTACACCACAATGTTCACTGGTGCTCGATTCAGCGATACCTCCCGTCACCCGCGTCAAATCAATAGAAGTGGACGTCTGGCATCAGATGCAGCAGGTGCTTATCAATTCCTTTCTACTACCTGGGATGGAGCTAAGAATGCTTTAGGTCTGACAGACTTTAGCCCTGAAAGCCAAGAGAAAGCTGGTCGCTACTTGGCTCAAAAACGTGGCATCAATCCTGATGCTGTTTACACTACTAAAGCAGAATTAGGCCGCGCACTTGATAAGATTGCACCTGAATGGGCAAGTATGCCTACACTTCGTACAGGTACTTCTTATTACGGTCAAGGTGGTATATCGCTTGACGAAGCTTGGCGAATCTATAACAGTAACTGATTAGAGAGCAAACGCACCGCCTAGTTGACCGATTCCTTGCATCAACTGGGCGATATACTTGTCACGTCGATCCATACGACGAGTCTCCCGATCATATTGCATACGCTTGTCTGCAAGATCATTTTGCATCAGTGAGATCTGTAAGCTTAGGTCGTTGCGACCATCTGCAAGTTCACGCTCGTGGCGACGGTTAAGGTTGTTCTCTTTACTGGTAAAGGCAAACTGTGCATTGTTGTTTGCCATCTGAGCTTTCAGATTATTAGTCTGTGATGTCAATGTGGCAGCCAATCGACTATCTGCTTGCCGACCTTGCTCACCTAGGACTTCCATCTGGAAGCCTTGTTTCATTTTCGCATCATCAATAGCTTGCGTTCTTAGTCGCTGACGTTCAATTTCTAGATCTTCTTTGATTTTTTGGTTAGCACGAGCTGCAAATCCAACAGCTGTCTCACCAAAGTCGGCCATTCCTCCACTGTTGCCGAAAACAGGTAAGCCTGCTTTAATTCCTAATGCTTGAAGCGCTGGATCACTGTTAATAGCTTGCTGTTGAATCGTCTGGATTCTACTCTTAACTAATTCAGGATTTGCACCGTAAAGTCCTTCAAGTAAACCAATATCAATGTTGTTAATAGCTTGTGGTCCGTGCTCACGAATAGCTTCCTGTGCAGCATCGTTTACTGCACCGCCTCTCCAATGTCCAAGTAAATCAACGTTCACGGCTTAACTCTCTGATCCTTTTACTATTTTATACAGCTGCTAAAGCTGCTTTTGCCTCAAGCCGACTAACACGTGCCTGAAGCTCCTGGTTACCACGTACAAGCAATCCAATCACATCAATAGGATCGATGCAGAGCTTGCCAGTCTTCTCATCGGTGTAAGTAGCGTCAGGTAGTACTTGCTTAAACTCTTGAGCAATAAAACCGTGGTGACGACGCTTTGGATCACCATATTCTTTCTTGTAGTAGAAGGTGACAGGCTTGAGATCACGCAGCTTTTCTAACGCTGTTTCAATCGGAGCAATAGCGTCCTTAGTGCTTTCATCACTGAACAAACCAAGTGCTGCACTTCCAATCGAACCGATTGCACCCATCATTGAAGATTGCTTACTAGCCTCAGCTTGGATTTCAGCTGCTTCAATCGCTGCTTGAGCTTGGAGCTGGGACTGTTTACCTGCACCGTATGCCTGCATACCAGCAGCTGTCACATTTGCTTCAGCCTGCATTGCAGCTCGTTTCTCTGCTGACTGCGCTTGCATTGCAGTATTCGACAGTGCGTCATACTTTGGAGCTTTTTCCCTCATTGACGTGAACGTCTTACCTGCATCAACTACACCAGCTGCTGCTGAGTAGTTACCTGCACTGCCTGCAGATCTTAGGCTCATAGGGTCAAACGATGTTCCAGTTTTATCCCCAGCAAAACGCATTGCCATTGTTATACTTCTAAGTCTCTTAGTATTTTATCAAAGTTCTCCAAAGCTCTCGTTCTGAGCTTGGTTACGACGACGGCGCTCACCTTCGATGAGATTGCCTGCAACTTGACCAACAGCAAGACCTGCTAAACCACCAACAAGTCCACCACGGATTGGACGCTTGGCTCCTACACCTATCACAGAACCAGCAACGGATGAAGCATATGGAATTACACCTGTGGTTACAGGCAGGCCTCTGCCGAGCATCATTATTTCAGGACCGTGAATGCCTTCAGTTGTGAATTTTAACGCACCGGTGGGTAGACCGATATCTCCATCACTTAAGTCAAAGTCTCCTTCTTTGTCATACTTAAAAGCTTTATAAGCGTTGTACTCGGCTTTACTAACATCAGGTCGTACTTTTTTGAATTCATCGTAAGGGAGCAGATTGCCAGTTCTGCCCATAATGTATTTGGCACCTACTTCTGCAATTACATTATCTGTTTTTGATTTATCTTCTGCACTAGGTACAGCAGCTTCATATCCTGGGATACCGCCGAATGGTGCCATCAACCCTAAGCCTGCATTGATTGCAACGCCACTTGGTATCAATAGTGAATTGACATCACCTGGATCAAATTTCTGTTTTACATAATAAGGTTCTGTACCATCTCCATCGCTGCTGATTCGAATACCACGACGAGGCCTTTCATCCTCACCAATTAAACGCATATTTTTAGCAAGTTCTTTGTTTCCTACATTTATTCTCCGACCATCTGAACCTAGTACAGGCTCTACAGCAAATAGATCTGGACGACGTGTGCCATACGCTAACTCAGCACCTACAGCACCTGTTGCTTGTAGTGCATTGAGTAACCAGTAAAAACCTCTAGACGTATCTTGTGTCAGGTCTGCTGCCATTGCTCCAAGCATCTGACCAGCGCGCCTGCCTTCTCCTTTTGGCTCTAAGCCGATGCCCATATCTTCACGGACCATCTCTGCCGTGCGATCTGCCATTCCAAGGTTTTCACGCATCCTGATAACTCCAGGATGAGCTTCTACCATCTCAACAATACGTGGTGCGTTTTCAGCTAACCCTTGTGCATCACGTACACGACGACGCTGTTCAGCCCAGTTCTCACGACCCAGTCCGTATTCTTTTTTAAAGGCGTCTACAAATCCTCTACTGCGTCCACGTACATCCATCAGCCTAATCCGTTATTTACGAGGGTAGGATCTGCGGAAGGGTATCCCCCTTTACCGCTTAGATATTGACGCAGGATTTGTTGTTCTAGTTCCCGTTGTTGCTCTGCTGCCATCTTCTCGTATGGTGTCATACCACCACCTTTGGCACGCAAGATTCCATCAGCTACTCCTTGAGCAGCAATATCACCACTGATACCACCTAACATTTCAGTTGAGATATCAATCATTGGATTCTTCATTAGTTTAGGATTTAATCCACCAATGAGACCACGCCCTGCTAGACCACCAGCTGCACCACCAACGGTTGCTGTAGTTCCTGCAATTAATTTATCTCCCATATCTCCTGGAGTCATTGCACCAGCCATCACACCAAAGATGGCGTCAGGGGCAACACGCATTCCCCATTCACCTGCACTCTTAGGCATCATTGCGCCAAAATTACTACCATATGCAGCAAGCTTAGGCCCAGCCATACGTGTAAGAGCTGCACGAGCTGCCTGACCTGATGCTAGTCCAGATGCTTTTGCAGCAAGACCTGGAGCAAGCTTTCCACCAACAAGGACAGATGTTGCTGCTTTAGCTCCTGCTAATCCTTTTGCAAAGCCTAATGCTTTCGCCAATGCTGGTAATGCTAATAATGCTGGGGCAGCCATTACTTCTGTTCCTCTTGTCCTTGTTGTGGCTGACCACCGCCTGCCATCATCATTTTAGCTTGATTGAATTGCATACCTTCGTTGGATAAACCAAACTGCGACATCCAATTCATTGTGCGCTGTGCTTCGACTGGATCATTCATCAATTGAACAATCCTTGCACCTGTCTCACCTGCCATACGGCTTTTTCCGAAACCGGCAGATTCAGTTCGCTCTACAGCCCCTTCGTTTGTACCGAAAGAGCTTGGTGTCTCTTCAGACTGTTTCTTGAGCTTCAGTCCTTGCTGTAAGTCTTGTGCTGAATAATCCATCAGTACTGTGCCTCCTGTTCACGCTTGTCACGCTCACCCCCGATTAATGCCATAAGTCCAGCACCTGCTGCTGCTCCAGCGCCTGCAGCTAAGCCTGCTCTACGTCTCATTGCACCTTGCTCTAGTCGTTTGATAATTTCACGACGTTCACGGTTACCACGGCTAGCACCATCTGGACGGAACTTATAACCTAACTGCTGGTATTTCTCTGGCTGTGGATCAGATGCTGCTGCACCAATTATAGGAGGACTAGGAGGAACACTTCCTCCACCTATTTCAGGAGAAACAGATGCTTGTGGATTAACAACTGCAGATGTAGCAGCCTGTGGAAATGCTTCGTACTCTAACCCTGGAACAACACGACCAACACCAGAACGTGGTTCAGAGATATTTCCTAGGTTGTTTGCTATAGGTGCATTATCCCGTCGTGCTCTTTCTGCTGCTAAGTATCGATCTTCAATACGGTTGGCGATTGCCGCATTACGCTCACCGAACTTTTGAACCCGCTCCGCCCGGGACATCCCCCGGACGTCGCCTTTAATAAACCCAGCACGAGGAGCTTTCTCTCCACCAGCAACAGCTTGATATGGCATCCGTGCATTACGGAGCTCAATGCGATCTAACGGTGGATCAGCACGGCGTCCATCTAGCTTCTGTAGTTCACCTCTGACTTCACGTCCTTCAATCTTTTCACGCTGAATCCGACCGATTGGAACTTGACCAGCACCTAGAAGCTGATGCTGTGCTCCGCCTACAGGTTGTTTAGCAGGGTCACGTACAACACGGTATTCATTCCTGCCGTCTTCGCCTTCAATTGCGACTAAACGACGTCCTCCCATCTCGCCACCTTCTGGTTGAGGCTTCCCCTTCTTGAAACGGGCTTTACGGTTTGCATTTGCAGGGTTTCTGTTGGCAGCTTCAACCTGGAACAATGCACGGGCTAAATCGTTCTTTTGATTCTCATTAAAGCGTGCCTTATTGAGAACTTGATCAATTCCAGGCCTTGGATTGAAAACATTCCCGTCTTCGCCTCGATCGTAGAATTTGATGCCTTCTACGCCTGCAATCCGAACTACTTCGTCTGCAGCAGCCTGTAAATCGTTGAGATTGCGAACTTTGGCGTATGAAGGGTCAAGACCTTGACTACCGAGCTTCAGTTTGGCTAATGCTTCGCCTACACCTTCTAATTGAGCATCAATAGCGACTTGTGGGTAGTCACCGAACACTGCACCTTCTCTGTAGCCAGGTGCGTGGTCTACAAGCCATTGCTCTTGTCTTTGGAGCGGTCCAGCAAAGCGGTTGTCCGTTACAGGCGCATTGAGGTCTCCCGCAAGTCCAATCGGCAATGAAGTGGGCTCAACCTGCCTTCCGGGCACAGGCATATTGACTTTAGCCTGACCTTCGGGACCTCTGTACTTAACAGCCCCCAGATTTTGGATATCACCAATTTTTCCGATTGCTGCGTCTGCTGCAGCGCCTCCACCACCTACTCCAAAGCGACGTTGTGCAATTTCTTGTGCAACAGCGTCTGCTTTCCAGTCATTCGCTTCAACAACCTCAGGATTGACGTTACCGAGGTCACGACGTACCATTTCTGCGGCTAAAGAAGCTTCTGCACTACTGTTGACACGCAGGTCATCTTCAATACGTCCTACAACGTCTGCAATGCCAGGGAAAGCATCTGCACCGTACTGATCAATGCCTGCTTGAAGCCTTCCTAACTCTTCTCGTAAGATTTGTTGTGCAGGAGCAGGTACATCCTTTCTGTACAGCCCAAAGTCTTTGGCTTTAGCTGCTTCTTGGAATCTTTCGGGTATTGGCTGACCATCACCTGCATAAAACGTTTCTTGTGCTGGCTTTTTGGCAACTTTGTCGTAATAATACCTGACGATTTCGTTTGGATCCTTTTTACCACGTACTTTATCGACTTCTTTGCCTGCAGCTTCTACATCTTTGATTTTCCCTTGTTCATCAATGCCACCAAAGTTCTGAAGGTCGTCTTGGTTGCCTTGTTCGCCATATTCGACTTGAGCATTTGGGATTGTACGCTTATCATCTATATCTGCTGGATATACTTCGTCAATTCCGCGAACTCGTGCCATTTTGTCAAGGAATCCACGGAATGCCTCTGATTCGAGCACTGGTGGGAGCCCTTGACGTGCTCTTTTAGCATTAGCGAGCTGAATCTTCCGCATTACAAACTCATATGTCTCATCTGGAGACATTCCGAGGGTTCTACCTGCAGCAGCTAACTCAGCACCGGCGTTTATATCAGGAAACTGCACAATCACTAATTACAAACCTCTATATATTGTAGAGAATTTGATATCAGTGATTATCTTCAGAACATCCCGCCATTCATTGGTAATTTAACCCGTGACTTGCCTAATAAATCTGTTCCGGTGTTGAATCCAGGATCAGCTTGCTTATTATTGTTATTGAAGTCGATAGCAGGTCCAGGATTGCCAGGATTCGACTGACTATTCGCTAATGGTGCGCCTTTTGTGGGGTTATATGGCTCAGTATCCTGCGATTTACCAGGATTTACGAAATCACCAGCTTCAAGCTTGGAAGGATTGGTGGAATCTCCTGCTTCAGCCGGGTTCTGAGCGCTAGATGCGGTGATCTTGTCTTTATATTCCTGGAGAAGTGCGTCTGCTCCAATTTTTCCGCTGTTAATCCGGCGAGCATCGGCTGTATCGATGGCTCGTTTGCCGTCACCGTCCTTGATGTAATGCTGACCACCTGCATATACAACTCCACGGGTAGCTTGAGCCCGTTTCAGTCCAGTCATACTGTCGTCAGCGTCTAAGAATGCAGCGCGAGCCCGCAATTCACGGAGTTCTGGGCTGTCAACACGCATTCCGCTGGTGTCAGACAGGGCCTCATTCAAGGATTTGCGCTTCGGTGCGTCGGATGCGCCCTCAATCCGCTCTACATTGGGGTTGAATTTCTCATTACCGTCGATCAACGGCTGGGATGCTGCGGCTGCACCACCCTCAGAGCCGTAATTGTCGTAGGTATTCCCAGTAATTCCAGGAGCCTGGGGATTAAAGGATGCGGTTTTTGGGGTACTGTTAGCTGAGAACGGATTCGAATTGGTCGTTGGCAGCTGATTAGAAGTAAATGCTTGACCGTTGTAGTAATCAGTCAGTCCCATCTCAGCAAGCATCTGATCAAAACCTTTATCCATGTTGATCGGTGTAGAAGGTGGGGAGGTCTGAGTACCTTTCTGCGTTACTCCAGTCTCAGAAACCTTCGGAACGTTACGTCCTGTATAGCCATTGTTCGATGCTTCATTATTTCCGCCACCTTTCTTAGGATAATTCAGCTCCTTCTTCGTTAATGGACGTGTAGTCTCTGCGTAATTGCCCAAAGCTTCACGCTTTACATTCTCAAATCCACCAATAAAAGGAATACCACGCAGGTTCAAAGAACCGTCTTGGTTGAATCCGGGAATATCATATTTACTTGCACGCTTACCAGCATCGCCTCTACCAAACAGCTCCCCAAGGACTTGCCTACCGCCACCAGGAGCTTCCTGATAGAAGTTACCAGATTCATCTCTATATCGCCGTCCAATACCTGGAAGTGTCAACCAGCCTGCGGAGTACTTACCCATCTGTCTTAACTAATAGTCTTTAAATATTCTACAAAAACTACAATGCTACGCTAACTACGTTCTTATCTAACCCTTTCTAAAAAAAATTCACTAGTAGGGGATAGGGGTGAATTAAAAAAGGGGTATATAGAAAACTACGGTAGTTAGTGTAGCTTTCCCATTGACTCCTAAACCTCTGTCAACAAGCAGCTAGACCGTGCCCTTTTTACAGGGTATCACAGCCTCTATTGCTATTGATTCTCAATAAGATAATCACACTACATAACGCAGGGCTGCATATTGCCCAAAGTGGTGGCATTTGGGGTACTAAAAAACCCCTATAGAGGGCTAAAAATGGTACAAAATTTTAGACATGTTTAATACCCTCTGTACCCGAACTGGCGCTCAAACAAAAAAAATAACTGCTGTTGTTGTCTGATGTTACGAGCGCTTGTGTTCGGCTTGAGTGTAACAAATGTTGTTCAACTTTCATTTCATTCAAGTTTCACATTAATTATATTTGTGATCGCACATTAACTCACGATATTAATTCGTATCATTAACTCACGTTAATCATCTGTTGTATCGTTCGTTATGTATGTGCACTCACTCACGTAACCACACGTTACTACCCCTACCTATCACACGTTCAACACCCCTGTGGTGATATGTGTGTATC